GGAGAACTATCAAAATGAAAACTGTTAATATTAAGGGGAAGGACTATGTTGAGGTCAATGAGAGGATTAAGTATTTTCGGGAAAAACACAAAAGCGGTCGAATCGTTAGTACCTTGCTAGACAACAGCGACGGGCATTGCGTATTTAGGACGGAAATTTACCTGGAGGACTCGTTGGCGGCGACAGGCCACGCCAGGGAGGTCGAGGGCGACGGCATGGTGAATAAGACCAGCTACCTTGAGAACTGCGAAACGTCGGCCATAGGGCGTGCCCTGGGGTGCCTGGGGATTGGTATAGATGCGAGCGTGGCAAGCGCCGAGGAAGTCGGGAATGCCATCGCCCAGCAAGCCGCACCCAGGAAAACAAAAGCAGGGATTTCGACGCTAACGGTTATTCCTCCGCCGTCTTCTCCTGCACCGCCATTGTCGAAGGCGGTTCAGCACGAGCAGAATAAAAAGTGCTTCAAAGAGGCACTTAAAAAAAGAATTAAAAAGTGCGGGTTGCGGGTTCAGCTTACAGATAAAAAAACCGCAACGGCGATATTATTGGACGTTTGCGACGACGCGGAAGTTCTCGGACAATGCCTGGTGGCGGAACTTGACGCGCCGACGAACCTCATGGCAGACGACGCCGCTCAATGGCAAATAATGACAGAGGTTATCACGGGTATGCCCGCGATTGATTTTAAGCGATTAATGGAAGGAACAGGAAATGAATAAGGTTATAATGTTGGGCAATATCGTGCGTGATTTTACTTTGAAATCCTTACCATCAGGAACTCAACTAGCAGAGCCGAGTATCGCCTGCAACCGGGTATGGAAAGACAAGGACGGGAACAAGCAAGAGGACGTTTGTTTTGTTGACTGCAAGGTCTACGGAGACCAGGCAGAGAACATGGTATTGTATTTCGGGAAGGGAAAGCCCGTCCTCATCGAGGGCAGGCTACAACAGGAACAATGGGAGAATAAGGGCGTCCAGCGATCTAAGCACGTTATTGTAATTGACCGATGGGAGTTTGTCGGAGGCAAATCTAGCGAAGAAGAACACGCCGACGCGACGCTTGAGTCCACCCTGGAAACAGACAATGAGGAGGTGCCGTTCTGATGACGCAAGGCGAAAGAATATTGCAATATCTGCAATGGGGCCATGCGATTACACCGCTGGAAGCTGCGAGGCCTCCGTTTAATTGTATGCGGTTGGCGGCGAGGATTAACGATCTTCGCAACAAAGGACACACGATTCACAGTGAGACCGTGAACAATAACGGAAAATCTTATGCTCGGTACACTCTAATAAAGCCGGGGAAATTGTTTTAAACTTATTATTGGCAGGGAGGCCGCCAGATGGAATGGTTCAAAATGTACCCGTCTAAGTACCTGGAGTCCGAGAACGTCCACGAAATGAGCCACTCGGAGGAGGTGGCGTATTTTCGATTGATCCTTAAGCTGTACGACAAAGGGGGTAAAGTCGAGGAAAATTTGACCAAATTATGCCGAACTTTTCGCATAAAAACGACCAAAAGATGTTCAAAAGTCTGGGAAAATATAAAATTTTTATTCCAGGTTTCCGACGGAATGATAAGCCACCCGCAGGTCACTATACAGCTACAACGCATTGAGAGCGAAAGACTTAGGAAGTCTGAGGGGGGGCGAAGGGGTGGCTTGAAAGGGCAAGGTATGCCAAAGGATACCTTAAGCAATAAAGAACTAAGAACTAAGAATACAGAAGACAGAACTAAAGAAGAGGATTTTTCTCTCCCTGTTTATGAGTTTCACGACGAGACAGAGAGAGTTGTAGATGCCTGGCTTGAGGCGGCAGGACTGACGACTGCCCACTGCCAGGAACACAAGCGTCAGCAGATAGATGCAGCCGTCCGCGTTCATGGGGCGGACAGGGTTGAGAAGGCATTGACGGCGAAGCGAGTAGTACACCCTGGGTTTGTGCTGTCCTCACTTGACAAGGGCTCGGCTGATGGATATGACGGCAAATATGACAAAAACGGAAATGCCACGTCGCCTGACCCGAAACCTATATGCGATTACGAAGGCTGCAAGTACCCGGCAACGTATCACCAGAAAAATGGGGTCAGGCGATGTGGCGCCCATCTGCCTAGCTTGATGGGAGTATGATGAGTAAATATCACAATATTCGGTCGGGCGGCTACGATTCCAATCTGGAGCGGGAATATGGCCACAAGCTGGACCTCCTGGTCAAGACTGGCGCCGTGATTGAATATCTCCACCACCCGCCAAGCGTTAAGCTCTGCAACGGCACGATAACGTGGGCGATTGATTATTGGGTACGATTAAGAGACGGCGAGGAGGTTTACGTCGAGGTCAAAGGTATGCCGACGCGGGAGTTTCGATTGAAGTGGAAGTTGTACCAGTGGCTCCGGGGCTATTGGGATTCCGACCTGCTGCCGGTAATTATTGTGCAGCAGGGCGGCAAGATATATGACAGCGTAGGTGCCGATTTGATACTAAGGAAGAAGATACTGTGACATGGTTAGTGATACCCGAAAACTCAGATGCCTCGACCTGTTCTCAGGAATCGGGGGAATATCCGTCGCCCTCCAACCCTGGTGCGAAACTATCTGTTATTGTGAAATCGACCCATACGCCACCGGGGTTCTCATCAAAAACATGGCAGAAGGTAACATCGACGTTGCGCCAATCTGGAGTGACGTTACGACTTTTGGACAATCCGAAATTGACCAAGTCGGACCCATTGACATTATCTGCGGCGGTTTCCCCTGCCAGGACGTCAGCGTCGCAGGCAAGGGGGCAGGGTTGGCAGGAGAGCGAAGCGGGCTGTTCTTTGAAATTATCCGACTCATTCGCTTGGCTCGACCCCGATTCGTCTTCCTGGAAAACGTATCAGCGTTGCTTACTAGAGGCTTGGATACCGTACTCAAAGAGCTTTCCGAAAGCGGGTACGATGCGGAATGGCAAGTGTTGGGAGCGGACGATGTTGGGGCCAATCATAGAAGGAAGCGTGTCTGGATATTGGCGGACTCCCAGCGGAAGCGATGGAGAGGGCGGGGTTATGGAGATGCGGGAGGGTGCGACGGGACGGTACAAATTGCGAGACCACGTGCAGACAATCAACCAGAAATTCTGGCCTACGCCAATGAGCAGGGATTACAGATCGGGAATAAAGAATCGGGTGGGGCGAATGGAAGGACCAGACGGACTAAACGATTTTGTAGTAATGTTTTCGACACCGAGAGCGTCAGATTGGAAGGGCAGCGGCCCGGTAGGGAGCAAGAGTCATACGCACATGAAGGACAGGCAGTATTTATGCGCAACGGCGAAGGAAGCGGACCAGCCCACTGGGCAACTGAACCCGCAGTGGGTAGATTGGCTAATGGGCTACCCTTTAGAGTGGACCGCCTTAAATGCCTAGGAAATTCGGTCGTTCCGCTATGTGCGAGGACGGCGTTTGAAATGTTAATAAACAGAAAGGGATTCTTGTGAAAAAATGCATAATATTGTCGGTTGTGTTGTTTGTTTTGGGCTGCAACGCGAAAACACTGCACCAGGGGACGGCAGGAGGCGACGCAGAGGGGAAAACGGTCACGTCTGACCACCTGGCGACCCTTCCTGCGGTAATGATTGACGGATTTGAGGATCAAACGGACTACGGCGCTGGATTCCAGGTTGACGAACTTGATGCTTTACAGCAGACGGTTACGGCTGTGGCACCCCTGGCGGTCGCGCTTGGCGGGCCGGCTGGTGGCGCTGTGGTAGGCGTTGCGCTGACTGCCCTGGGGCTGGCGAGACGGCACCGACGGGTGTTCGCTGACGCGAAAGGGTTCTTGCAAGTGGTTCGGGGTATTGGCAAAACCACCAGCGGCGGCAAGGTATCCGAGGTCAACGCTGCTCTGTCGGCTAATCTTAAAGAGGCCACCGACGAACACGTAAAAGCGAGGATTAAAGAGTTGACGACATAACTGACTTTTTTCGGGACCGCCCTGCAACGAACACGAACTGGCGACCCTAAGCTCATGAAAGGCTTGGGAAATGTTGCGGGCGGTCTTTTTTTGATATAAGGAGCGCATACGTTGCCTATACGTTGCCTATACGTTGCTTATAACCAGTTTTTTTGATTTTTTTTTATTTTGTTGGTTGACGAAGGGGGTTTGGCTGTCATAATTCGCCCGAAAGGGTTATATGATAGCCAAAAATCAGGTCAAAATAGAGAACGTAACGCTGTCTGACCTTAGGCCATTTGGGGGTAATCCACGGAAAATCTCCGACGAGGATATGGTCAAGTTGCGCCGGTCTATCCGGGACTTCGGGTTTATTGACCCGGTTATCGCGAGAAAATCGGACAACCTGGTTATTGGTGGGCACCAGCGGGTCCAGGCGGCTAAGCTGGAAGGTATGGACACGGCGCCGGTGGTTTATGTGGAGTTTGACGACGCGAAGGCGTCTTTACTAAATATTGCTCTGAATAAAATAAGCGGAGAATGGGATTGGCCCAAGCTCGGAGACTTATTTCAGGAACTTGACGATGGGGAGGTGGACCTGGCGGTCAGCGGGTTTGACGAGTGGGAGGTCGAGGAGTTATTAAACGGCCTCGATATGGCAAGGGGGTCGCTTCCTGAAAGGTATGGGAAAGATTCGGGTTCTGGGTCTCTTACTTCTCGTTATCTCGTCCCACCTTTGTCGGTCCTGGACGCTCGACAGGGGTATTGGCTTGAGAGAAAAAGGCACTGGAACGAAAAAATAAATGACAGGGGACAGGCAAGGGGTGATGCGAACCTGACCGCTTCCTCGCCAGTGATGGACGCGTCGCGTGCCTGCCCAGTTAGTGTCCTAGACCCGGTAGTCGCGGAGATATGCCTGCGATGGTTCTCTCCGGGCGAGGGGACCAGGGTGTTCGATTGCTTCGCTGGAGATACCGCGTTCGGGTTTGTGGCCGCTTCACTTGGGTTCCAGTTTAGCGGGACGGAATTGAGACAGGAACAGGTTGATTTCAATCGTAAAATGTGCCGTAGAAACGGACTTAGTGTAAATTATATTTGTGATGACGGTCAGAATATCGGAAAACACCTCAAGCCAGGGTCGCAGGACTTTTTCTTTTCCTGTCCTCCGTATTTCGACCTTGAGGTTTATAGCGACAAACCAAACGATGCGAGCAACCAGGAGGACTTCCCCTCCTTTATGAAAATAGTAGATAACGCATTGTCCCGGTCGATGGAATGCCTGGCAGAAAACAGGTTTGCGGCTATTTTGTGTAGCGAGGTCCGGGACAAGCGGCAAGGCAACTCATACGGCGGGTTCTTAAGCGCTATTAAGGAAAGTATGGCGAAGGCGGGAATGTTGTTTTACAACGATATGGTACTGATCGACCCACTTGGTACGTCGATTTTAAGGGTTAAGAACCACATGAGGAACCGAAAGGTGGTCCGAGCGCACCAGAACTTGCTGGTGTTTTACAAAGGGGATATGACGAAAATACAGGACAATTTTCCCATAATAACTGACGAGACTTTCGATAATGAAGGCGAAGATATGGAATAAATCACTGTGGCTTTCGCGGGATTATAAGAACGCGGGAGAGGCACAGGCGTTTTCGCAACTGCTGAAAGATAGCGGGTTTACTATTCTTCGGTTTGTAGACTGGAAATTCCTGCCGTTTGGGTATACGGCCTTGTGGTTGTTGGCGGAGTCGCATTTCGCCCTTCATTCGTTCCCAGAGGAGGAAAAGGTTTACGTAGAGCTAAGTAGTTGTAACGCAGAGTATTACGAGAGGGCGGCGGCATTGTTAGACCAGTTAGAACAGGCGGTGGCGGTATGATTGCGGAGCCTGACGAAACCACTGCCAAACAGAGAAAATTGCCTCGCGGCAAACACCCCAACAGCCTGAAGAACCTGAAGAAGTTTAAGCGGGGCGTGAGTGGGAACCCGGCAGGGCCGCCAACACAAAAGATGCACCTCTGGCGGCACATACAGAATTACGCCGCGATGGACCCGAAGCAGTTGAGAGGTTTGGATCTTGAGGGGTTGTCGATGGCTCAACTAACCGCCAGGGGGTATGTTTTGGCAATGACTAAAGGCGATTGGCAGCGGATCAAGGAAGCCCTGGACAGGGACGACGGTCGCCCGTCCGAACACGTTGAAGTTGACCAAGAGACTCGGATTGTTATCGAGCGAATATGAAAACCAAAAAAATACAAGTGGTCGGCAAAGTGTATGATTACCTGGCGAACAGCGAATTCCGGGTGAATCTGCTGTATGGGTCTGCCGGGAGTTCGAAGTCCTGGCAAGTAGCTATATTTCTGCTGGTTGAGAAGTTCCTCTCTGAGCAGAACATCCGTATCTTGGTTTGCCGTAAAACCCTTCCCTCGCTGCGTAAGTCGGCCTACCAACTCATGATGGACAGGTTGGCGGCGTTAGGTGTTAAGGCCAAAAACAATAAGACCGATATGACGTTATCATTCGGCTCAAATAAAATTATGTTCGTATCGCTTGACGATGTGGAGAAGCTCAAATCTATCGAGGGCATCAACTACGTCTGGGTCGAAGAGGCGACCGAGATTACACAGGCCGATTATCTTCAGATCAATCTGAGGTGCCGGGGCCATAACTCTAACGGACCGAATGCTTTGTATTTTACGTTTAACCCAATAGACATAAACCACTTCTTTAAGCCGCTGACCGATATGCCGCCCGATAACGTTGGAGTTCTGCATACAACCTACCACGACAATCAGTTTCTCGACGACGCGTATGTTGCCGAGATTGAGGGCCTGATAGACCAGGACGAAACATACTATAAGATTTACGCCCTGGGACAGTGGGCCGCTCACAAAGGGCTTATTTACAGCGGGTGGACAAGTGTTAAGGCCGACCGATGGCCCGACAGATTCGACGAGGTGGGGTATGGAATCGACTTTGGGTTCAATAACGCTACGGCTATTGTGGAGGTTGGGACCCTGGATAATGAGCTATATTTCAGGGAAATAGTCTACGATCACGGCCTGACGAACACCGAACTGATTGCACGTATGGACTCCCTGGAACTGGATCAGGGGGCGGAAATGGTTGCCGATTGTGCCGAACCTGACCGTATCGAGGAAATATACCAGGCGGGCTATAATATCCACCCAGCGGATAAGGGGCCGGGGTCGGTGCAATATGGCATCGACGTTATTAAGTCGCGAAAATGCCATTATCACGAAGACAGCGCAAACCTGTACAAAGAATACGTAAGTTATAAATGGCGAGAGGATAAAGAGGGGCGGGTATTCGACGAGCCGGTGAAGTTCAACGACCACGGCATGGACGCGATCCGCTACAAGGTCGCCTCCTCCGATAACGTGCCACAGGTGGTGCTGATGGGAGGCCGAGAGAGAGCCGAGCCGTCCAGCGACCTAACATTGACTTACGGAGACCTTTACGGAGCGTGGGAAGATTAATTAAGGGTATTATCATGAAGGCTAATATTGCAAGTGTATCAAACGGCTTTGTGACCATTTGGTTTGAGAGCGACACCGGGGCTGTCTGTGGCCCTGGAGATGTGACCGCCGAACTCGCCGCGAGTGTTGCCGAGTCGTTTAACTCCAGGCCAGAACCCACAAAAAAGGCCTCAAAAAAGACCTCAAAAAAGAAGGTTAAATGATGGGGGTATTAACTGCCATTCGCGACCGCTTGTCGTGGGCTGGCGAGTCTAAGGCGGCGAACCTGGCACGCGAGGCCCAGGCGCTTATCGCGGCTATTACGCCAAAGTTTCAGTTGCGAGACTTCGATTCCCAGGATCGGGACTACCTCAGATACGTTCAGCAGTATAACGGGTGGGTTTATGCCTGTGCCTCAAAGAACGCGTCCAGTGTGGCACAGATACCTCTGCGATTGTATTCTGCACCAACAGCAGCGAGGCAGATGCGTGATAAGGTCGCCTGGCGAGCGATAGATAGGCGGCACAAACAGTATCTGATGACTAAGTCGCACCTGGGGCCGCTGCTCAATAACGCGGCGGACGTGGTGGAGATTATTGACCACCCGTTCCTGAACCTCATTAGAGAGGTCAACCCACAATATAACGGCTTCGAGTTGGTCGAGCTTATGGAATTGTCCCTGGAGCTTACCGGCAACGCTTACTGGTATGTCGTTTTGCAAAACGGCGTCCCGTCCGAGATATGGCCCTTGCAGAGCCAGTGGGTTAATATCAAGCGGGATTTATTAAAGGGGATCAAGGCCTACGCTTACGGCAAGGAGGAAGCTGACATACAACAGCTTGAGCCTGAACTGGTGGCCCATTTCCGATTCCCCAACCCTAAAGACTACTTTTACGGACTCGGACCGCTTGAGGCGGCACAGTTGCCGGTTACGCTGAATAATAAGTTCGATATATTCGAGAACTCCATACTGGACAACAACGCGGTAATGCCGTTTGTTTTCAGCACGCCGCAAAACCTCAATCAGGCGGCTATCGAGCGGTTGCGTGAGGACGTCAATAAGGTTCACCGCGGATTCAAGAAGGCGGGCAAGTTCGGACTGTTCACCGGCGGCCTGGAGCCGAAGAGCATGGCGGCAAACCCGAAGGACATAAACTACACCGACGGACACCGAATCACCAAAGAGAAGATCGCCGCCATATTCGGTGTTCCGCTTTCCCTGCTGACTACCGAGGACGTAAACAAGAGCAACGCCGTTGAGGGAAATGTGGCGTATATGCGGCACACGATCAACCCTCGGCTCAAGCGAATTGAACAGACAATCAACCAGGACATTATGCCGTTTTATGACGACCGCATATTTGTGGCGTTTGATAATCCTGTCCCAGAGGACAAAGAGTTCATGTTAACCGAGGCGGACACCCGCCTGAATAATTACAGTATGACAATTAATGAGTATCGAGAGCGAATGGGCGAGGACGAGGTTGAGTGGGGCGGGGAACCGCTGGTGACGGGCCAGGTCCACCCACTGAGCGAGACCCCTGAACCGATGGCTCCGCCGGCGGTCGAAGAACCCGAAGTCGAAGAACCCGAAGACGCCGAGGAGCGGCACGTTCACTCACATGAGTATAAAATTGCGAACCCAATCGTACACGCCGCGGTCGAGGCCGACATGAAACGGTGGCTTCGCGTACAGTCAACGGCGATTATTAAGGCGACCGATGATATTGTCCTGACCGACCCTAACGTGATCGACGTGTTTGTCCCCTGGTCTGATATTAAGCGCGACGGCGTGGAGACTGTCGGTGCGGGGCTTCACAGGCAGTTTAACGACGGGGCGGTCGAAGGTGCCAAACGATTACGGCGTTCTGGGATTGAATCGGAATGGAACGTCAGGAACGACCAGGCTATTAATTACGCCAGTCAGTTCGCGGCAGAGCGTGTGACATTGATAACCGACGAGACCCGCCAGGCACTTAAGAAGCTGGTCGCTGACAGTATCCGGGACGGCGAGACAACCGACATTCTTAAGAAGCGGATATTACATATGGGCGTGGGGCTGAACCAGCGGCAGATTAACGCCCAGGCGACATTACGTAAGAAGTTGGAAGGCTCGCCGGTCAATGTTATCGAGGGCCACATTACCACCTTGAGAAATAAACAAATAAACTATCGGGCCGAGATGATCGCCCGAACAGAAATGAGTAAGGCGTGGGCACAGGGGAATATGGCAAGCTACCGGGAGTCGGGCCTGGAGGAGAAGGAGTTCTCCGCCTTCGACGATGCCTGCCCAATCTGCGGTCCGATTGACGGTAAGATATTCAAAATGCAGGACCACTCCGTTGATATTCCTGTCCACCCGAACTGCCGGTGCGATTGGCTACCAGTAATAAATTTCTGAACAAGGACACAAGATATGGAACAATACAGCGAGATTAAACACCTGTCGTTTGCCAATGCCTGTAACAAATTTACGGTCCAGAATGGCGAGCGAGAGTTTGTGGCGACTATTACCACCGACCAGGTGGACCGAGACGGAGATCGAGTTGACCCAGCAGGTATTGACCTGGCGAATTTCAAAACTAATCCTGTTATTTTATTCAACCACGACCGATTTGAGCTTCCTATCGGTAAGGCCTCCTGGATCAAACGGTTCAGTGGCGACGAGGGTAATGGTATCGTGGCTAAGGGGGTAATTTCCGAGAAGACCGAAAAGGCAAACGACGTCTTCAACCTGATGCAGGAGGGGATTTTATCTAAGGTCTCCATCGGGTTCGGGGTCAAGCAGATGCGCGAACCGACCGAGGACGAGACGAAATCCTCCCCGGATTTACGGCGGGTGATAACGAAAAGTGAACTGTTTGAGTTCTCGGTGGTCGGGCTGCCGTCGAATACGGGTGCGAACATCGAGGCGGTATCGAAGGTTCCCGCGTGGTTGCGGGGTGCCGTGCTGGAGGACGAGGATTTGATCGACCCCGCGGTAGACCTGGCGGACATGGCGGTGCCTGTCAAGCTATATGACCCTGTGGCCCTGGAGACGCTGGTTCAGTTGACCGACGCACCCATGTCTCGTGAGGAAATCGCTGCCCAGGCTACCAAGGACGGAATCGAACTATATGAGGTGAGAGTATTAGGGCGTGTAACCTGATGGCGCTGCTGGAATTGTCGTTGACAACCGGGATTCTTCGTGATGCCCTGGCCCAACGGTTACGACAGGCCAGGCAATCAGATTGGTAAATATTAATTTTAATGAAAAGGAATTGTCTGATGGATAAAACAGAAATCAGAGTGATTGCCGAGGGTGGTTGGTCCTATGCCGGGAAAAACCACGAATGCGGCAAACGGTTCCACATCGACAACGACCAGGTTGCTAACCTCCAGAAGTATCTGGACGATCAGGTGATTGAGGTAGTCGTGCCGACTCGTGTAGTTGACGAGCAGGACCGCACCAAGATCATAACGCAAACGGTCGATCAGGTCATGACGAAGCTCGGAAAGGCGGACAAATCCGCTGGTATCCGTGTGACCGACCTGTACGATGCGGACCCCGAATACGTCGATAAAGGCGGATTCTCTAGTTTTAGCGACTACGCTAAACAGATTTATTTGAAGGACGCGAAGGGCAACGTAACCGATACCATGAAAAAATGGTTATCGGCAGATAAGGCCGCGACGTCAATGGGCGAAGCGATTGACAGCGAGGGCGGCGTACTCGCTCCCGCGGCTTTCAGTCGTCAACTACTTACCACGCCTGTCGAACAGGCGATTGTTCGGCCTCGCGCTCAGTTTGTCCCGGTCGAGACAAACAGCGTCGAAATCCCTGCTATTGACGCGTCCAGTCACGCGAGCAATCTGTACGGCGGCGTCTTGGCTTATTGGGTCGATGAGGGTACAGCGGGTACCGCCTCTAAGCCGACATTCGGCAAAATAACCCTCAAGCTGAACAAGATGCTGGTCCTGGCTTATGTGACCTCTGAGTTGCTTGAGGACAGCGTTATCTCACTGGAAACGCTATTACCGACCCTCATGGGAAATGCGATTGCATACCAGGAGGACGACAAGTTCCTGAACGGCAACGGCGCCGGGGTTCCACTAGGAATCTACAACTCTCCTGCTAAAGTGACCGTCGCTAAGGAATCCGGGCAGGCTGCGACAACTATCGTGACCAACAACATCACGAAGATGTACAGCAGAATGCACCCGGCATCTATAAATAGCAGCGTCTGGGTATGCCATAACGACACCTTCCCCGAACTGGCGAACCTTACGATTGCTGTCGGTTCTGGCGGTAGCGTAGTTGGCGTCCTGCGAGAGCAAGTTTTGCAAGGCGTGCCAGTATTTACGTTATTGGGTCGCCCGGTAATCTTCACTGAGAAGGCCGCGACGCTTGGCAGCGAGAACGACATCGCCCTGGTCGATTTTGGTCAGTACCTGATCGGCGGCAAGAGCGGCGGCAATGTGGTCAATACGTCGATTCACCTGAAGTTCGATCAGGACGAGACGGCGTTTAAGATTCGGCTTAGAACCGATGGGCAGTGCTGGTGGAAATCTGCTTTAACCCCGAAGAATGGTAGCAATACAGTCAGTCCGATTGTAACTGTTGCTGTTCGTTCGTAAGAAAGGCGGTAATAACAATGAGAGTTACTAATGAAAACGTGATTATTGTAGAAGGCATTGAGCCGCTTAACATTACGGGTTCCGCTAAAGATGGCAACTATGCCTCTTTGAAGCACGCAGGCCATGTTACCATCGTCATTCAAACTGGCGCTTGGGCCGGTGGCACGAGTGCCGTCACTTTGAATCAGGCGACGGCAGTTGCTGGAACCAGCGAGAAGGCGTTGGCTTTCTCGTATATGTGGACGAATGACGGTGCGGCAGGCGCAACGGCCTTGACCAAAACGGCTGTCACGTCTAACACGTTCAACCTGGATACGGCGAACTCGATGTATGTAATCGAGATTGATACTGACACTTTAGATGTGGACAGCGGTTTCGACTGCGTTCAGTTGGCACTGGCGACTCCCGGTTCCAACAATGATT